GTTAGTCTGCCTTTTAATTGGTACTTAACGAATATATTTAAGCATAGTCATGATGATCGTTATCCTGGTATTCCTTGGGTTGAAACTAAGACTGTTTCACTCAAAGTGTTGTGTATGCGATCATTATCATATTATAATCGTGTTTTTACTGGTGATCGATATGGTAGGTATACAGTTCAGTCATGTGAAAATTTATATCCGAATAAAATAGTTGATTTAATTGCTAAGTTTGATAAGCCTACTCGTGTTATGAAAAATCCTACTCCTATGATATCTAAGTTGTTGTTTTTAGGATTACGGCGAATGTATAACTATATGGGTGTTGAGCAGTTCTTTGGAAAATTGGTTTGGGAATTTAATGATCGCGATGTTTTAACGATGGAATTTCCTAAACAATCTTCTGCTGGTATAAGAGCTGGTAAATCTCGTACTCATATAGACCATGGAGTGAAGGTTAGAGTAACTCCTAATGGTACTAAAGGTGATCAGACTGTTCCATGTAAGAAACGTATGATGGAGTATATTCGTGAGTATAGACGAACTAAGAAAATTACATTTCTCGAGAAAGCTTGTACCATTTGTATGAAGGTAGAAATTTTTAATACTGATTCAATTGATCCTGAAAAGAGACGTGCTACTTATAATAAGTGTCGTGAATTTTTTATCCCGCATATGATGCAATATTTTATAGCCTTATTGACCGTTAAAGATCGTCAAATGTTTGAGCGTGGGCGACAAATTAAAGTAGGTCTTAGGTGGTGGCATGGTGGAGCTGAATATTTTGCAAAGCAAATGAAATATGATGATCCTACTATGGTTTTTTCTGATGGTGATTTTGATGCTTTAGATACTACTATTCATAGAGTTTTATTAGAGTTATATGAGACTCAAGCGTCTATATATTATAAAACTGGAACTCCAGATTATCCTTTATTTATGATATTGCTTCAGCAAGCAACAAGTAATTTATCAGTTAAGCTTGTTCATGTTTTTTCTAAAGTTTGGAAGTTAATGTTAGGTGTTATGCCTTCTGGTGCTTATGAGACTTCTCATGGAAATTCATGGATTGTTGGATTATTGTTTTGGACTTATTTTGAGCAAACAATTTTTAAATTTCCTCATAGAGCTGCTCAATTAGAAAAGACGTATCGTGATCGTCGAATTGAGTTTCCTGTTTATGGAGATGATCATGTTCCTGCTATAGGTAGGGAAGTAATTGATATTTTTAATGAAACAGGTTATGCTGATTTTGTTGCTACTGTTTTTGATATGAAAATACATAAAATTCGTGAAAATGTTCCTTTTTTGAGTATTCCTGACGAATTTGGTGGGTTAAAAGAAGATGGTGTTATTTTTCTTAAGCGTCGTTTTATAAAGAAACCTAAAGATTTTCCTAAAGAATGTGCTAATATTTTACCTTATAAAACTATGAAGGATGCGTTAGTAAAATTCGCTTACGGTAATAATGAGCGTTTAACGTATGCAGATTATACTGTTGCTTGCCTTGGATTGGCGTATGATAACATGGGTGTTAATCCTGTTATTCATCAATTTTGTGAGCAACTTTTTCGATTTACTGTTCATGTGGGCAAATTTCGTGATATGGATCAGATACGTGATGCTTTCTTTGAATTTAATTTTTGTGAAGATAGAAGATTAGATATTACGCGAATAATGCGTAAAGTAGGTCTTAATACTGATGAATTATGGAAAGGTTTTCCTACTAGACAACGTTTAATAGATATGCATACTTATGATGCTGAGTATGTTGATTTTACTCCTCCTTTTAAACGTTATAGTAATTCTGAGTGTAAGGCTTGGGAAGATGGAAGATTATTTTAATGTTTTTGTATGCGCCGAGAGTGTGG